ATGTAGCGGACTCAGGACCAACCATAATAAGCGGCTCGCCCATTGTTGAGGATGCCAACGGTAACCTATTCAACGGCTTGGTGCCGGCCACCAGCGTGACAGCAACAACCTTTGAGTATACTTTACCGGTAACTTACCCAATTGACCCTGTTGTCAGTAGCGCGTCGGTGCAGGTCAGCATTCGTATTTTATCGGTGCTTGATATTCAGCAGTATTTACAGGATGTCTACACTAAGAAAGGCGTTAACGATGATTTGCTGGTTGTCCAACTCGGGGACGTTACGCAGAGTAAAAAACGGAACGAGTTGACCGACGCGGCGAGTTCCACAACTGGCGAATATTCCTACACCCCGACGCTTATACAACCTTTTGCTATTTATGTTGTGATGAACGCAACGGATAACCTGACCGGGGCGCAATTGCGTGATATAGTTGAGGAAACTTACATTCCGGCAATATTCCGCTCAGTTCTAAGAGCTAAATTTGACACCGGTTTTACTTATAATCAATATCGCGCCACCTTTACCGGTCACGGCGTATTTGCTTATTCTGACGCAAACGGTAAGAATAAGGCAATTTATGTGCATGAGGTAACGTTCGAACAGCTCGCCTTGATGACTAAGATTGATATGGTTGGACCTGACGATAACGTTGCAATGCGCGATATAACCTACACCCTGACAACTGATTTAGGGACCGGGGAATTGACAGCAGACATTGATTTAGATGAGGAACCGATAGTATGAAAACCGTGACTGTGATTATCAATAACGCGGCCCTTGCTCAAACCCTTGGTAAAAAAGCCGGTGACAGGGTGAAGGTTGAAGTTAACAACGGCGTTCCCGTGCGCCGCGAATGGCGCAACCGATTCAAAGATTGTAAAATTGACGGTTGTATCACCATTGTGACCGATGAGAAAGTGCCCCAATCAAAACCCAAAACAGAGGAAATTAGCAAATGATTTCACAACCGGAAGTAACTGCAGCGCTACGCGCCGCTGGCGTCACCGTTGGGTTGACTCCCGAAAAGCTGTTGATTGTTGGACAGCAGAACGGGGGCACCGCAGTATCAGGCGCACTTACACAGAACATCGGTAGCGATGGCTCAGAAGATGCCTTCTTTGGTGCTGACTCGCCGCTCGCGGCAGCTATCCGGCGCGCCCGTCGCCGTAACGGCGAAACGCAGATTGATGCCATTGGTCTAGATGACGCGGGAGGCGGAACTGCCGCAACCGGCGCGTGTGTGTTTACCGGGGCAGCCACAGAGGACGGCACTATTACCGTGTATGTTGGCTCTAAAAAATTCGGTGCTTATGAGTTGGCAATTACCAGCGGCGACACAGCAGCGGACATCGGTGACGCCCTTGTTGCAGCTCTGACGACCGACAGTAATGCGTTTGTTGCCGGTGTGAATACAGCAGGCTCGGTTGCTCTGACTGCCGCCAATGCCGGCACATTCGGCAACACAATCGGCCTTAAAGTTGAAGGTACCGTTGGCGGCGTAACAACCGCGTTGACCGCAATGTCAGGCGGCGCAACTGACCCGACCCTGACCGGCGTGTTTGATATTCTCGGAAACGAGCGCTATCAAGGCATCGTGTGGCAGTTCGATCAGGATTTGACAGAACTGACCGATTTTCTCGACCCGCGTTTTAATGTCACAAATGACGTGCTTGACGGTCGGGGTTTTGTGAGTATGACGGACACCTATGCCAACCACTTGACAACGCTTGGCGCTGAGAACAGTCACGAGCTTTCAATTAATGTTGATAAGCTCATTGACGAGAGTACGCACCGGGGTCCGGCAATCCTTGAGATTCCTTTTGTCAAAGCTGCCGAATTTGCTGCAATCAGAGCGTTACGGCGCACTGATGACGCTGTGCTTGGTAACCTGGTGATTTCTCGTTCAACACTCGATTCATTTGGTGGACCCTGGCAGAATTCAAAACCCTATTTCAACACGCCTTTTGCTGATTTGGAATTGCCCGACGTTGGTGATTCTTTCACAAATACCGAGATTGAGGCGTTGCTTGATGCCGGCGGATGGGTCATTGATGGCAACCGCGCCGGAACCGCCGTTATTGCGGGTGAGGTGGTAACCACCTATAAAACAGACTCGGCTGGTAACCCCGACCCAACCTTTGGGTTTTTAAACTATGTTGACACGGCCACAGCGGCGCGCGAGTACATTGTCAACAACACCCGTGCCAAATATCCGCAATATCGCGCAACGGGCGGCGCGCTTATCCCCGGCGTTGATTCGGCCAATGAGGCAAGCGTTGCAAGTTACGTCGCGGAGTTATATGCGGCCTTGGGCGGCCTTGGGTTGGTCAACACCGGCGTTGGTTCGATTAACGGCGAAACGGTCGATTATGACAAGCTGTTCCGTGAAAACCTTACCGTTTCACTCAATCCAGTTACAGGCAAGTTTACAATCGGCTGTAACCTTTACATTGTTGTTCAATTCCGCGCGGCGCTTTATGACCTCGCAATTGCCTTTGAGGTGTAAAACATGGCAGATCAAGAGATTATTTTAGTTGACGCCTCTGTTGAGGTTGATGACGAGGCTGTGACCGTCGAGGGGAACACCCTGGTACTTGTTGAGGGTCAGGGTACCGTCACCACGAAAGCAGCCACAAAGGGCGGTAAAGTCGTTGCAGTTCATTCACAGGACATCACAACCAAGGTCGGTATGATCAAGTTTGAAATGCCCGCCTCGGTGTCATCCATGAACCTGGCGCGTGATTTTAAAGCGCGCGGCCCCGGTCGCGTTGTCCGGGTATCAGGTACAGACGCAGCCGGCAATCGCCTCGGGCGTACCCTAACACAAGGCGTTATGACCAATGACCCGGAAAAGGCGATTCAAAATGAGGGGAAAATTGCTATTGAGTTTTCCGGCGCTCCGCTGACCGCTAGCTAATTGACGGCGCGGTCATAAGTGCGTAATATCATTTTTATTTTTACAATGTAAAGGTGATACATGCGCACTATAAATTTCGAATTGACAAGCCCTATCAAATACGCCAACGGAAGCGGCGCGGAAGTTGAATGCAACCATATCGAATTGAGAGAGCCAACCGGGAAGGTTTCGGCAATTGCCTGTGCAATCGAGGGGTTGATACAAACTGCTATCATTAAAATGGCCGACAGCCTTGACAGTGATACAGTTGAGGCGGCCAAGGAAGCGGCACAGAATAAAGTTGATGACGATGAGGAAAAGGACGGTGACGCAATCCTCGCAATGATGGCGGGCGGCGGCGTTGATATGGAAAAAATTGTTCTCTATTTCCGCGAGCTGTTTAAAGTAGTCGCTTTTATGGGTGGTGAAAAAGTTATTACATCGGCCCGCCTTGACGATATGAGTCACAGAGATTTACGCGGCATGATAGGTAAATATGCTGCAAATTTTATTCTGAATTGATGGTTCTAGGCGATAAGAGCTATCAATTAAACCTAAGTCGCCTAGCGTTTTCTTTTCAAGGCGCTATCAGTATGGAGTATCTACAGAACGCAACGATTAAACGCACGCGCGAGCTGTCAGAACACTCTAAAATTATCGCGGATGAGGTGAAAGCTAGTGGCAAATAAATCGTTCGTAATCCAGTATGTAATAAAAGCAAGGGACGAGTTCGCTGCCGCTGCCGAGAAAACGCGCCGCGCTTCTGAGCGTATGCGCACCTCAATCAATCGTACTAAAAAATCCTTTCAAACAGCTAGTGCTAAAATAAGCCAGTCAATTGATAAGATGAAAGCAAAACTTGCTGAGTCTAAGGATTTTATTGAGGGTGCAAAAAAGATACGCAACACCGGGGCATTAATGGCAGCCGCCGTCAGCGTTCCCATATTACTCGCTGTTAAAGGAATAAAGGACGCCGCACGAGATGCTGTAGAAACGCGTTCAAAATTCGCGACGGTGTTTAAAGACATTTCTAAGCAGTCAGAAACGGTTGCAAATAATCTCGCTAAAAATTACGGTTTGACAGGCACAAAATCACGCCAGTTACTCGGTGATACTGCCGACCTATTAAGCGGCTTTGGATTCTCTCAAAAATCAGCACTTGATTTGTCTAATCAGGTTAACCAATTAGCCGTTGACCTCGCATCATTTACTAATTATTCAGGTGGTGCAGAAGGTGCGAGCCAGGCATTAACAAAAGCGTTACTTGGTGAACGGGAATCAGTAAAACAACTAGGTATAGCAATCCTTGAAAAGGATGTTAAGCAGGAAGTTGCAAAGATGCTCGCCGAGGGGATGCATTTCGCAACAATGCGTCAAGCTAAAGCACAGGCAAC